GGACCTAAAACACAAGCATATACGCAGACAATTCCATCTATAGAAGCTACTGCTCAGATTGTTGATACAGTTCCAGTAGATACTCATGCACAACCTGCTATGAAAGGAATGTTTCCTAGACCAATGAGCAATAGGAATAGACCAAATTTTTATGGTTATACACCTTTGGGTGGTACTACTCCAACAAGGGCAGATGGATTAAAAGATTCTCCTGAAATGAGAACAGCAAAGGTAGTTGGTGGTTGTACCATAACCGAAAATTCAAATGAAATTATATTACCTGATGGTACTGATATTAGTCAACAGTATGGTACTGGTAGTGATGTATGGAAGCAATGGGATTTAATACGTCCTTTAATGTATGTTACTACAACTACTACAAGTGATAAGTATAAGTGGATACCTGAAGGAACATATATTCAGTCTATTGAATGGGTAAAGGATGCTAATAATACAGCAACAGGTGGTAATTATAAAATACTATTGAATCAGAACATGGGTGGTGGTCAAACTGATACTCCAGCTGGATGGGGAACAGCAACTGCTTCACTTTCTTTTAGAGATGGTACTTGGCCTACTTCAATGAATCAAGGTGCTGAAAATAAGAATCCATTAGAGCAACAGTTTAGATCACATAATCATGGTGGGTTTGAAATTGCTCAGACTCTTGGTACTATGGTAGGACCACCATCACATACAGCATCTAATGCTGATGGATCTTCTTTACAAGCAGAGAGTATTGAAAATGCATTAAATATAGCAGTAGATACTACTCAACCTTCGTTAACAATGACATTCATTATAAAGGCATACTAATGGCAGTAATTTACAACAAGGAAAGAGCAAAATATGGACATTTGACGGGTCAGGTTATCAATTGGCCAGTAACTTATAATGGAACACCAGACGATGCATCAACTAAAAAAGTATTACCAGCAGGTTATTTGAAGTGTGATGGATCAGTATATTTTGCAGCAGATTATCCTCAACTTGCTGCTATATTAGGTACAGGAACTAATAATAAATTTATTAGAAAAAATCTAGATGGTACTGACGTTGATACTGTTAACGATAATCAATTTAAGGTTCCTGATTTAGGTTCCAAGTATCCTGAACCTACAACAGGTGCTAACGCTGGTGTTTATAATAATATAAGAAAGGTTGATGATACAACTAATACAGAGAAGAGTAGATCGGGAATAGGTATAGATTCTGAAGCAGCGATTGGCACTAGTAGTGTTAGAGTATCATATACAGGAAGTATTAATGTTCCTAGTCAAGAGGTTGAGCTTAGAGGAAAACCTGGATGGAATTATGCAGGAGCAACTCATTATACTGAATCAGAAGGTCCAGAAGAGAATGCCATACATCCACACGTACACTTTAGTGGTACTAACAGATCTAGATTAAGAGCACAACCAACACAATTAGAAACAGATAATGATCATCCTAGTCCAAGAGGAAAAACTGGATTAAAGAATGGATCAACAATTGCTTTACAAGATTGGTTAGATAATACATTATATGATAATAATGCTGCTATCTCAGGTCCAGCACAAGTTGGAGCAACTGGTCAGAGTCTTAACCCACCTGGAAGTGGAGCACAACCATGTAATGCTTTAGATAACTGGGATCCAAACAACCCACCACCATCAGGCAATCCTCTTTATGGTAGTGGTTGGGGATTTCAAACTGGTTATGCTGGTGGTTGTATTGCTAATGAAAATAGTGGTAAGTATAAGGTTGGATCTAGTGAAGGATTTGAATTTGGTTGTCTTAATAACTCAGCATATATGGTTCATGGAGGAACATTAGTTGGATCTCCTGATCGTGTCAATGTTACAAAATATAGGAATACAGCAGGATTTCCTATTCTTGGATGTACTAGTAATGGTTCTTGGACTACTATTAGTGGTTTTGATTCTCTTGATAGTGCTGTAAGTGTTCCTGCAACATATGTTACAGGTGTTACTGGTATGCCAGTAGATTGGAATAATGCACAACTAACAGACGTTGTTCCTCTACAATCTAATGAATCTGCTGTTAGCACTACCGCTACTGTTGATGTAGACAATGATGAGGTAGATACTGCTGATATTCCAATTAGTGCAGGTGTTATTCCTACCCTACATAGTCATAGGGTTAGACTAGAAAAAGGAGATCATGACTATAAAGTCAAGACTAATGCAATTTCAATTGATCCAGAGAATTTAGAAACAACATTTGATATTGGAGTAAATAAATCTATATCAATTGATTCTGCATGTCAACCCTTCATCGTAATGGAGTATTTAATTAAGATCTAATCATGGTACAGAGTTATAGAAATACAAGAAGAGGATATTATACTGATTGTTATCAGGATACTACACCTGTTGGTTCTATAGTACCCAATTTAAAAACAGGTGCTAATTCATATGACCATAGTTTTATTAATAAAGCAACCAATCCTCATAAATTAGACGAGATTGTTGGTAATGCATATCAACTAGGTGATGATCCTGCTTATACTCATGATGGGTATCTTTATTGTGATGGAACAGAATATAATATTAAAGATTATCCATCACTATTTGAGATAATTGGAATTAATTATGGTGGAAGAGTAAGTAGTGGTATTGATGTAACTGCTGCTGGATCTGGATATGGAATAACCTCTGTTGTAACTATATCAGCTCCCCCTGCTGGTGGAACACAAGCAACGGCATCAGTTAAATCGGTTAATGGTACTGGTGGTATTTTAGCAGTAGATGTTTTAAATCCAGGATCAGGATATACCTCTACACCAACTGTCACAGTAGCAGATGGAACTAGTGCTACATTTTCTGTTAGGTTAAATAATGGAGTTATTCAAAGTATTAACACTGCTAATATATGGGAGAATTATGGAGATCAATATCTAGGTACATTTAAAGTTCCTGATACTGTTACTAAAAAGATTGTTGGTAACGGACCTGTATTTGGAAGTAATTCACCAACGGTAGGTAATGCTTCAATGGCTGTTGGGGTTACTGGTGGAGCATGGTATTTGGATCAGAATCAACAGGATGATTATTTTTCATTAGGTAGAATAACAACTACGGGATATGAGAAGGTAGTTGAAACAGTTGAGTGTACGATTATTGGATCTCAAACAGTCAAGGTGACTATGGAGAATAAGAAGTTGCCATCAATTTTCCAGCATAGTCATTCAGTATATACAACTATACCTGGTGATAGTACTTGGTCGGGATTTGCGAGTGGTGATAGATATATTCAAGGATATAAACCTGATACTGGTAGATTATCAAGATGGTATCCAACTACAGGTGTTGTATTAGAACATCAACATGCTTTATTGAGAAATCCTATTGTTAACAATACCGTTGCTACTTATGATTATATGGATTATAAGGGTGGTGCTGAAGGAGTTGGTTCAATTAAAGATGTGCCTGATGTGTCAACAGCAACTGGCACAGAATATCAACCACAACCAGGATATACTAGTGAAAAAGCATATGATGATCAGTTTTATCTTGCTTCTGGTGCTTCAAATTCAGGATATTATGAATTTCAGACTGCTATAGGAAACCCAGTACTAATAAAACATACTGCTACATCAAATATAGGTGGTAGGTTGATTACTACTGGTGGTCAAGCACAATATGATTATACACAATCATGGACATATCCTAATCCTGGTAGTTATTCTATCAATATTAGTACTATTACAGGTACACCTGATAAATTGATATATGAGTTATGTGGAGGTGGTGGATCTGGTGCTTCTGGTAACACTGCTGGTAACGATGGTGATCCTACGACATTATCATGTGGATCAACCTTAATTCTTAATGCAGGTGGTGGATCTGGTGGAGGTGCTTCTAATGGTGTTATTGGAGGACAACCAGGAAATGCAGGAACAGCAACTGAAACTGGTACGGCAGATCCAGTTATTGCAGTTGCAGGACAACCAGGTGGTACTGGTGCTGCTAATGAATATCCAGAGGCAACAAACTCCACTGATCCAGGTGGTGGTGGAGTAGGTGGTGCATCTGTTTTTAATCAAGTAGTTGCTGGTGATAAAGGTAAAGGATCTGATGGATGTAGGGTATTACTTGGTGGATTGAGTGGTACTTGGACAGAAACATTAACGTCTGATGGTTCATTTGGTGCTGACAATAATAATCCTATGCCTACAGGTGGTATCAACTTAGTTCAATTTGAACTTAAAGGTGGAAGAGGTGGAAATGCATGGAATAGAGGAACAGCTAATCATTGGTATAATAATCCAGCATCATTATCATGGCGTTTGACTAATAGTGGAGGAACAGAAATTACCAATTCACTTGCTAAAAAGGGTTCTTGGGATCAGGTAGGCACATCAAATAATCCTGGTAATGGTTGGACATCGCATATGGTTAGTTATGGTATCTACCCATCAATACCTGCTGATAATGAGAACGATCCTTACGCTGGTGCATGGCAAACACATCTTGCACTTCTGTATATTTCTGCTGCTAATGCAGGTACTTGTAATATCAGGATAGAGTCTGACAATTATGGTTGGATAAAGGTAACAAATGCTACTACAGGAAGTCCTGATTTTGCTACGGTTATTATTAATAGACAGATAAACTATGGTGGAGCTCTCGCTGGCACAGGTAATGAAGATATCTCTCTTGCATTAACTGAAGGTAGTTGGATTATAGAGACAAGTGTTCAGAATGTAGTTTTAACAGGTAGTAATGCAAATAATAACATGGGTGGATATGGTGCATTAGTTACACTTGAGTTATTAGAAACTGAGGAAGCAGATTTTCTTAACCCACCTACTCCAGGATGGAATGTTATTGTAGGTAGTGGAGCAAATGGTAGAACTCAAGGAACTAACTCTTATGGTGGTTCTGGTGGATATGGTGGAGAAGGTGCTGGTATTAGACATGGTGGTGGTGGCGGTGCTGTTACTGTATTAAGAAGAGGAACACAAGTAGTTGCTGGAGCTGGTGGCGGTGGCGGTGCTGGTGCAGACGGAGGAGAGGATCCTCAAAGTAATGACGCTCAAAGTCCAGGACAATCAGGTGGTGCATATCCTGGTGGTGCAGGAACATATACTGGTCTTCAGACATCTTCATCTGGATCCATAGGTACTGGTTCTGGTGGAATTGGGGGAGCACATGGTTGTGTTGGTGGTGGTGGAGGAGGAGGCGGTGGAGGTGTCTCTTCTGGTTCAACACTTGGCGGTGGTTCTGATTATGGTGGAGGTGGTGCTCCTGGTGGACCTGGTGGAACTCCTGGTGCTTGGGGAGGTCACCAAGGTGGTGTTGGAGGACAGCAAGGAATTTCTGAATATAAAAGTAATTACTTTGCTTCTGGTCAATTAACATCACATGCTGATCAGAATGGTTCTGCTAAAGCTACAATAACTTATAATGGTAATAAATGGACTGCTGCTGGAGGTGGTGGTGGTTCTGGTTCTATGTGGAGAGGAGATGTAGCTTGGAGTTCAATTGGAAATCCAGCAACAATTGATGTTGTAGTTGGTGCTGGTGGTGCAAATGTTCCTGCTGGTAGTGGTAATTCTGGTTCAACTGCTGCTGGTAATGATGGATATGCTAAGGTTGGAGTTGGAGTTATAACAGGATATGCTGGTGGTCAACAAGATACTCCACCTGGAACTGAAATTGAATCAGCATCTCAAACAGATACAATATGGGATGTAACTCTTAATAGTAATGGTAGTGGTACTGGTATTGGTGGTAGTTTTAAACTCCCATCTACACAGGTTCCAACAATATTATTCAGAGGTGGTGGTAAATCTAATAGTGGTACACCTAGTGCTACTGGTTATAATCAAACAGGAACAGGACATGCTGAAGGAACGGCAACAGTGACAAATGGTGTAGTTAGTGGTCTTGCTTTATCAACTGCTTCTGGTACTAATACAGGATACACAGAACAACCTTATGCGTATCTTTTACATGGTGCAGGTGCTGGAAGTTTTATTAATACAGTATATTCTGGTACTTCAGTAAATACTATTAATCTAGGTGGTTCTGGAACTGCTTATACTCATTACTTGAAGTTTGGAGGAGCAGGACAAGCTACGAATAGAGATCGTTACGTTGTATTATTTGCAAAAGATACTAGTGATGTTAATTATTTTTCAATTAAAGCATGTAGAGGTAATGGTGTAAATGGTGGTGATATACCAGAGGAAGGATTGAAGGTTGAGTATCAACTAGCAGGATCTACTACTTGGGTTTATATTGATACTATTATAAATCCACAAGCAGATAGAACTGATCCTTTAAGTGGTATGGTTGTTCCTGCTGTTACTCAAGGTGGAGCATTTGATGGTGCATCGGGTGATACTAAATGGTATACATATTCTGTTGCATTACCAGCAGCTGCTAAAGCACCATCCACAAAGATTAGGTTATATCAAGAAAGATCAGAACAAGGTGGTACTGATAATGATGGAGATGTTGATCATTACGGTATTTGTGAATACATATATCAAAAAGAGAAATCAACTAATCTAGTATTTGTTTCTTCATCTGGTTCTGTTAAAAGAAATACTGTTGATTTCTTAGAATATAATGTACAGGGTGAAGTTGGACCTTCTTATACATATAGTTCTGGTCTTGGGTGTAGTGATGCTACAATCACGTTGAAATCAACAACTAAAGTTGAACCACAAGGAACAATTGATCCAGATTATGATGTTCCTTTAATTACACCTTACATTACGTGTAAGTACTTAATCAAAGCATTCTAAATACTAACGGAGATACAATAGCACAATGGCAAGCGAACCAGTATTACAAGTTGAATTAAATGTTATTGGACAAGAATTGTCTTATAATGGAGTTATCAAACCTATTCCTCAAACATATTGGAAGGATACATTAGTTCCTTTGATGTATCCTACATGGGATACTGATAAGGATAAACTAATATCATTCTATTATTTTAGTAATGGTACATATACTGCTAAACGCAGAAAGTATGTCATGAACTTCAATACTAATACTAACGAATGGAAAGACTATGAGATGGAACAGGTGTCCAGTTCTGTAGCTGACACATTCAAAGATAAGTTAGTTGAAGGGTGGTATGCTATTGATGCCATTGAGAATGTTGAGTTCCAGAATGAACTGGGTTCAATGTATGCTAAAGCAACATCTATTTCTCCATTATCAATAAGACTTGCAAGAGATTTCTTATTGACAGAGACTGATTGGGTGATGGTTACTGATTCTCCATTAGATGCTACTGCTAAAGCACAGTATACATTGTATAGAACTAAACTAAGAGATATACCTACAACAACAGAATTCTCCACTAATGTTGAGGGTACTAAGTTTCCTATCTCACCTGATTTTTATAATAAAATCTATAAGAATGAATCTTTAAATTCTGGAAAAGATTATCTAGCAACAGATGATCAGTTCTTACCATTAGCAGCACATTATCTTAAGAGATATAAAGATAGAATGGCACATTACTTACTTACTAAGTCTTGGACTGAGAGATCATTCTTTGATACATTCATTGCTGAGTATAATCAAAGTAAGCATTTCCCTGTTGATCCTAATTCATCTATGATGGCTAGTACAGAAGATAAGGAGAAGTTTTTAAATCTGTTACTAACAGAATGTCAGGCTGAAATTGATAAGATAGCAGGTTCATAATTATGATTATACAAGGTAAAGATTTATCAGTATTTGATCTCGTTGTATGTTATGCACAGAGATATCAAAAATTCTTGGTGCATTTTAATCTAGACAAATATAATAGTTTAGATGCAACTAAAAAGGCAACAGTCACCACATACTACACATCTCTTGTTGATGACTATGTGTTAGACATCATTAAACAGGGTGGAATATTTAATACTATTTCATTTGATGAAGAAGCATCTGCTGGTCTTAATGCTGCTGCATGGTTTCCGTTAGAATCACAATGCCCTGATGCTGACCATTACATCCATGCTTATATTGTTGATACATGGGGTGATGTCACATGGGAGAACAAACCAACTGGCAAATCTAGTTAATGAAATTATTTCCAACTCTTGTAGTTGATGACTTCCTTGATGATCCTGATTATGTTTTAAATTTAGCAAAGAATGTAGAATATAATGATCCAGGTCATACTAATCATCCTGGTGTAGCATCTAAAGACCATATTGGTGATATAGATAGAGAATTATTTGAGTATCTACATTTTAAATTACTTGGTATCTATTGGGATTTGAATAATAAAATCTCTTATAATACTCGTATGGATTTCCTTAAGATTGATTATAATCATAAAGGTATTCTTAATAAAGGTATTATTCATATAGATTCTGAGCATGGAGATCTTTGTGCTGGTCTTGTATATCTTAATAAAGATGCAATGAAGGATACAGGAACATCATTTTACAAATTGAAAGATGATAGTTATACAATAAGTCAGGAAAACTTTTTAGATATTATTGCTAAACATCATGCTGGTGAACATGTTGATAATATTGAAAATATATGTCAAGATCATTATGACAAGTATGATGAAACCATGAGAGTGCAGAATCAGTACAATCGTTTGGTATCGTATGGATCTGATGTATATCATTCCTCTACATCATATGGATGTGGTCAAACAAGGTATATTATGCGTTTCTTTATAATATCATTAGAGTCTACACACCAAAACTTTCCTTTGCTGCGATGAGTAGACACATTACAAACTGTCACAAGCACCCACACAGGGTGCTTTTTTATGCTATTATATAAATGTTGAGAGGATACGTGGTTCTCTAGCCCCAAACCTACCGACTAGACTGACTTAGAAGCAGTCACATGAGCGTTGGTAGAAACCTATTACTGCACACATGACAGATGGTTGAAAGTGGTGGGGGTTCAGGTGTAAGCGATTCCCTAGAGGTAAATTTGGGCAACTGGGTGAAACCTAGATCATTGCCCCACTCCTCTTAACACTATACTATATTATTACAGTCATGCTCTCTCAATTGAACAAAGACATTGCATATTGCACACGTGTGCTAGGATGCAACTCAGAGCAGACTGATGAACTCATCGCTGCTGCCGAAAAGTTAACGGTAAACGTGGAATACTTCTGTGAAGAATTCATTGTTGCACCTGAAGGTGAGAATGCAATGAAGTACCAACGTCCAGACTTTATTGACCTTGACGCATTCAATGCGTATCATGGTATTTACTTTGAGGAGGTTGATTAATGGAAAAAGAGTTTACTGCTGATGACGTTGCAAAATGCGTTATAGACACAAATGGTGAGTATGCTGAGTGTGTTGATCGTCTTGTAGCATCTATGGGAACAACCAAAACTGGTGTAGATCTTGAAGATGTCAAGGATGATTGGTATGATGAGGAGGGTAACTTAATCCCATGATCACTAATCTTTTTAAATATCTTGAGACAGCAAGTGTAGCAGTGATGATAGCATTCGCTGCTATTGCTCTCAACCATACCATGAGAACTGGTGAAATATCACCAGACATTGTGCCACTTATCACATTGTATGAGCATGATGATAAGAGGATCTACCCAGAAGTTTATCAACACGAGGAAGATGTTCTCAACGAAACTCCTTAAACTTGCTGTTGATCGCTCTTTGGGTAAACCAACTAAGAACCAAGGTGAACTGTTTGAAGAGATATACAATGAGTATATGTCAGATCCAAACAGTTCATCTTTGCGTGAACAGATAACTGCTGCTGTTGCTGGTTGTAAAACAATACCAGGTAAATTAGGTAGAGATGCCATTGATATCAATGGTATTGAGAAAGAAATTAAACCTAAGAACTATACAGGTAAGAGAACAAATGGTGGTGGATGCTTCAATGATTATACACGCAAGAGATATGATAGGGATGTAAGTGTTAATTTACCTATCATCTCTTCCCTTTTTGCTAAAGGTATGTTAATATATGTTGTAGAGTTTAAATTTGAATCAATTGCCAATAGACTCAATGACCAAATTATACGTATATGTGAGGAG